GTATTTTAAGGTATTCCTAATGTGTAAGAATATACTTAATACGAAGTATTATTAGATATATATTAACAGTAATAACAGTAATACTATTGATAATTATTCTCATTTAATTTTACATTTTCTTTCCTATTCCTATTTCCTTTTCTCTTATCATTCATACGTTAAGCGTAGTGCACATAATGTCGATAACGTAAACGCTAATGCGAATGTAAATGAGAATGTGTCTCGTTTATAGTGAGTACTTACTGGGGCACAAGGGACACCGGCGGGTAGGGGGGTGGTATAGACCCACTCAAACAAAATTACCCAAAAATAAGCTGTCTACTATTCTACTGTAAGGCACATTGCACTATGGCAAAGATCTACGATATGGCAAAGATCTATGAATTCCCGAAAAGAGACAAACGAGAGTTCAATTATGAATGTTCATGTAATGAAGACACTCAGAACTACTACAGTGCATTCATAATTTTTGAAGATCACTTTGTGTGTGCTAAGTGTAAAAAGAAACATACTATCGATATGGTCTTTGGATCAATAGATTAATAAAGAGTTACCGGGCTACATGAAGTGTCACTAAGGAATGTCCCATTGAGTGAGACAGTATAGTGAGAGAGGTTCGCGATTCCCTCTAGCCCGACCAATTCAACATACATTGGTGTTTTTATCAACCAATATCAAAAAAAAAGACTAGGGGATCCTTATAGCCCTAGTAGTCCAGTATAATCTGGACACTTAGAACATTACTGTGGTTATATGCCCCGAATAGGGGCAGTGTGTCGCCTAAAGAGGAAATAACAACAATGGCAGAGCTTAGTCCTAAACAGGAGCTTTTCCTTGAATATCTGTTTAATGATCCAGAATGTCAAGGAGATACTAAGCTAGCTGCAGACCGTGCTGGCTATGATCGCACTGGTCATTACCAGCTAGTTAAAGCCCTCAAGAATGAGATCCTTGAACGTACTCAATTGAAGATGGCTATGAAGGCCCCTACAGCGGCCTCTAAGCTTCTTTCTATGATGGATGAAGATGGTAGTGTACCTAAAGCAGATATCCGTCTGAAGGCAATTGAGAGCGTTCTGGACCGTACTGGGATTTCAAAGAAACAAGAGATGGAAGTTACAACGAATAATGATTCCCCTCTGTTCTTTATCCCAGCTAAAGTCATGCAGGAAGAACCTGTAGTACCAAACAATTAAAGAAGTATTATTTATATACTCTGTGGGAGGAGTAAAAATCATGTGGAAGAATCTTGCTAAAGCCCTGAACCATATCCTGTCCTATGTGGCAAACATCGATACGGTATTCATTAAGAAGGGTGGTGCATATGTGGTAGTAGAGAAACTCAAACTGTTTACCTTTACTGTCCACGAAGAAGAACATTTTATCAAAGACATTATCGTAGACGAAGACGCTAAGTAATAGGGGAGTACTATGACTCAAAGGAAATACTCTGATTTATTTCCTGAGGAGTGGTACCAACTGAATCCTGACATTGATGATGCAATGGACAGGATGTTAGTCGAGACTAGGAAGAAGAGAGCCTATACTCCTCGTGGTTATAGAGAAGGTGAGAACAAGATTTGTTATCCCATTCCAGAACTACTGAAGGGATTTATACAGCTCTTGATTGACTTCCGCCTTCATAATAAACGGTCTCTTCGTGAAACACAGGACCTCATCTACAAGCTTGAGGTTGATAATGGCTTTGAAGATCCGCCCATCATTGCATTGGGTGGTATATCTCAACTCTTTGATCGCATAGAACGTGATCTTGGTATCTCTACTAAAGAAACATCTCGTGAGAGAATCCGTAGAAAGCAAAGAGAACGTATCATTCAAGCGAAGAAGGAAGGTAAATCCCGTCCTTATCACTTCTCATCTGAAGTTAAGAAGAAAATTGAAGTACAAAAACGCTTAACTCAGACGAACAGAGAGCTGAAAGAGTTAGAGAAAGAGAAGAAACGCCTTCAACAGAGGGCAGCACGTAACGCAAGACGCCTTAAACTTAAGAATGACCCTACTAAATACGTAGAGGTTGATAAAGAAACAGGTGAAATAGCCTACGAAAAGCCAGAATATCCTAAGAAATCCCCAGAAATTGTTAAACCAGACACCAGTTTGATAGAAACTTACATGGATTCTCTCAAAAATGGGGTGGATGAAAGCAAGTGTATGGAGATTTACAGGGAAATTATGGAGAAGAAGGAGAAATTCCAGCAACGAGACGTTGCATTTCTCCCGACACCACGTCAATATAAGTTCCTATCCGCCCCAGAGGACATTGTTTTGTACGGGGGTGCGGCTGGTTAGTGAAATTACCTAACAATCGCCAGCCTTTAATCGAAAGATTTCAAAATAACAACTGTGTGAACTGCTGGAAACCCCGGTAAAGTGGTAGAGCTACAACGTAACTGGCAACGGTAAGCGTGAATGCTTGAAAATCTACCATGTTGGGCAATCAGCAGCCAAGCTTCTCAATGAGAAGAAGGTTCAGAGGCCATCCGAAAGGAGTACTGGATATACGAGAGTATGTCTGGGAAGCGCACAGCCCCTAACATGTAGTGATGAGGGTGAAGATATGGTCCAAGGTGTTAAAGATAATAGACCGCTGAGGCGAAGATATTTTATGTATTACGTATACCGTGCAACTGCACCTAATTAAAGCAATCTAATCCTATGCATAGACAGGATGTGTTAGATAAACACCCTGGTTTGTTTACATCCGAATACAACCCTATACATGATCCTACTATCAAGAAGAAGATGATAGAATCACAGGCATGTAAGCGGGTTAGTGTGTTAGGTACAGAATATTACGGTGTACGAGAAGCAGCAAGGGCTTTGAATGTCTCTAGGCAGTGTTTAGTTCATAGATTAAAGTCTACAACCTTCCCAGATTACTATTATCTTTAACACCTTGGGTGGTAAATCCTATGCAATGGTCATTGATCCACTGCGATATGCCCACATCAAGGACCATAACGCGGTTATTATCCGTAGAACTATGCCAGAATTGAACGAATTGATAGACACGTCACGTGAGTTGTACCCGCTAGCATTCCCCGGTGCTCGATATAAAGAGACGGAACATGCATGGTACTTCCCAAGTGGGGCTAAGATTCGATTCGGTTATCTGGAAAGACCTGTTGATAAGTTTAAGTATCAGGGTAAAGCATTCACTTATGTAGGTTTTGATGAATTGTCACAGCAACCTACAGCAGAAGGCTTTACATATCTACGTTCTCGTCTTCGTCGTACAAATAAAGACATCTATCCGTATATCCGGGCAACAGCTAACCCCGGTTCCCAGTGGGTATACGATATGTTTATAGCACCCAGTGATCCTGAGAAACCTTTTATCATGAAAGGGACGGAGAACAGTGCTAAGCCTATTACGATGAAGTTTATTCCAGCCCGACTGGACGATAACCCCCACCTTGATTCTGATGGCATGTATCGATCTATGCTCGAATCCATGCCAGAGATTGAGAGGCGACAGTTACTTGAAGGTGACTGGATGGCAAGTAACGATGCCATGTTCCCTGAGTTTGATATTCGGAAACATGTCATTGAACCTTTCCCCATTCCACGTCATTGGAACCGAGTAGCTGGTCTTGACTACGGTTATCGAGATCCAAGTGCAGCTGTTTGGTTCGCAGTGAATCCCGAAGATGGTGGCCTCATCGTCTATGATGAATTCTTGCAATCAGGTCTGACTGGTAGAGAATTCGCATTAGCTATTCGAGACAAAGAAGAAAATGAACTTGTCAATGTTGATCATCCTATTGACTGGTCTATCTTTGCTCGCACTGGTCACACGGGTCCTACGATTGCAGAGTCGATGCTCTCAGTTCCAGGATTCCGTCTACGGAGAGCGGACAAAAACAGGGAAGCTGGCTGGGTCCAAATACACGAACATTTACGTGTTGATCCAGAAACCGGTGCACCAAAGATCCAGTTCTTCTCAACCTGTAAAAACACAATCAAACAAATCTTGAGTGCAAAAGTTCATAAGACTAAGCCAAACGATCTAGACGATACCCGTAATGAAGATGGGCATTGGGATCTGCTTGATGCTCTACGTTATGGTGTCATGGCTAGGCCTCGGATTGAAACATACGAACAAAGTCTACTCAGGGTTAAACAAACAAATCGTTGGAATCAAATCAACGGATACTTTAGTGTATAAAGATACTAGCCCTCTTGGGAGAAGATATGGCGACTAATAACAATCTTCTAGATCTTATCAGCTCAGAAGGGGCTGGTTCAGTAGAAGACATCGAGATGGATCTGGATAGTCAACCAGACATCGATGTAGATGCTGACTCTATTCATGTAGCTTCTCCAATTGTTGCCGACATTAAAAGCAAATTGGAAGAGTCAGAACGTGCTCGACAGATTCGAGAACGGCAATGGTTGCGAAATGTAAACTCTTTCCGAGGTAAGGATTCTCCGGAAGCTCTGCTCCGTGAATCTGAAAAGTCGAAAGTGTTCATCCGCACGACTACCGTTAAAGTTAAAGCAGCTTATGCACAGATTGTTGAAGCACTTTTTGCGGATAATAAATTCCCAATCAGCATCTCAGATACTCGAGTACCGGAAGGTGTAAGTGAGTATGCCCACCTGAAAACCGATATGGAGGAGAATGTTCCGACAGAACAGGGTCCTCAAGAACCTCAAGGCCCCCTTGGCGGTATCGGTTTTGAAGGTGATGGTTTCCAAGTTACCCCCGGTTCTACCCAGCAGAATGCAAACTTCTTAGGTGGACTCTCCGAAGAGTATGCAAACAAAGAGGGCGAGTCTGTCCTTCTTGAGGGTATCTCGCGTAGTAATGAATCTCCGCAGATCTCCCCTTCTCAGGAACTTGCACGTCGAATGGAGAAGGTTATTCATGACCAACTCGAAGAGACGAAGGCGAGAACAGAGACACGTAAAGCTGTCTTTGAGATGTGCCTCCTGGGTACGGGTATTATAAAAGGTCCTTTCAATGTCAACAAGACATTGCATCGTTGGGTTGATGGTGTGTATATGCCAGAGACCAAAAGGACTACCCGTTCTAATATGGTATCTGTTTGGAACTTCTATCCAGATCCTAACGCGACTTGTGCAGATGATATGGAGTGGGCGATTGAGCGTCACAAGATGAATCATCAGCAGTTGCGTGCACTTAAAGATCGTCCTCATTTCAGTGCCAGTGCAATCGACCGCTTGCTGCGTCGTCCGGGTAACTATGAACGACGTTCTTTTGAACACACTCTTGATGAAAGCAATCACACAGAATCCCAAGTTCGACTCTATGAAGTTCTTGAATTCTGGGGTTACGTTGATAAAGAGTTGCTTAAAGAATACGACATTGATGTCAGTGATGTCGAGGGTGATTATGCGCAGGTAAACGTATGGGTAAGTGGGAACGAAGTTCTCCGTGTCGTAGTTAACCCGTTTATCCCGCAGCGTATCCCTTACTTTGTTGTACCCTACGAGGTAGATCCCTATTCAATTTGGGGTACTGGTGTACCTGAATCGATGGAAGATACGCAAGCCTTGATGAATGGCTTTATGCGTCTGGCAGTAGATAACCTTGCTCTTGCCGGTAACCTTGTATTCGATGTAGATGATTCTATGTTGGTACCGGGGCAGGAGATGGAAATCTACCCAGGCAAGATCTTCCGCCGTCAGGGTGCAGGTCCTGGTCAGGCAGTACACGGAATTCAATTCCCGAATACTGCACCGGCTAACCTCGACATGTATCGCAATGTACGGCAGTTGGCAGATGAAGCAACAGGCATTCCTTCATTTGCACACGGTCAGATGGGTGTCATGAGTCCTACACGTACCGCCTCTGGTATGTCAATGCTCCTGAACAATGCATCACTGAACATCAAGACTGTTATCCGTAACATTGATGACTATCTACTAAAACCTTGGGGTGAAGCCTATTATCGTTGGAATATGCAGTTCAATGATAAGGTTGACATCAAAGGTGATCTTGAAGTACGGGCAACCGGTTCCTCTTCTATGCAGGCTAAAGAAGTACGCTCTCAGCGTCTCAATACATTCCTGCAGTTGTCTGCGAATCCGGCTATTGCACCGATGATTAAATTCCCGACTGTGATTCGTGAACTGGCTATTTCGATGGATATTGATCCTGAAGAGATTTTGAATAATCCAGATGAAGCTATGATTTACGCACAGATCGTTGGAGCACAGAATGCGCAACAGAATGGTGCTCCTCCTTTACCACCTAACCCAGGCATGTCAATGCCAGGTGAAGAAGGGTTCACTGGAAATGTTGCAGGTGCCGGCAATGAGCTGGGCATAAACGGTGGGATGATGGGAGGTATGACTGGTGAAGCTATCCCAACATGATCTTCTGCTGAAACAGTTGAAGCCTCTAATCGTATCACCGCAATGGGAGGTCTTGGTTGAATACCTTGACCTTCTCATTAACCAGAACCTTAGTGCTCTCGTAGGCGCCACTTCATGGGAGCAGACTAAGGAAACTCAAGGTAAAGTGAAAGCATTTAAATCTGTTAAAGCTTTGCCTGACACTATTCGTGCATTAGAGCACGAACTTAAGAAACTTCATTAACCCAAGCTACCCGACACGTAGAGCCCTATTTTATTTTAAGGATACCTCTTAACGGTCGGCCTTAGGATTTAAATTGTATGAGTAATAATAGCACAAAAACTGTCGTCGCTAAGCCCTATTTCAATCTTGCATTTGAAGATGAGCTGACAGGCGATGACAACGAGCAGAACCCGAAAGAGAACGATACTGAATCTGATTCTGCAGATCAGGCCACTCAGTCTAATTCCTCGAACACGGCTACTTCTGATAGTGAAGATCTGACCTACAAAGAACGGTGGGTAAATCTTAAGCGTTATCATGACACATCTATTCATGAAGCGCGTCAGAAAATCCGGGAACTGGAAGAGAAACTCAGTGCTGCCTCTTCTAACTCTAATACTCCTCCCGCAACGGAAGAGGAGCTTGAAGAGTATCTGAAGGATAACCCAGAACTGGCACGTTACATGGAAGCCATGATGGCGAAGAAGTATCAGGGCATTGACCCGTCTCGTATCATTGCTCTAGAAGAAGAGCTGGAAAAGAGTCGTCAAGCCGCTGCTATTTCACAGATTAAATCTGCTCATCCGGACTATGTGGATATTGTGGCTAGTCAGAAATTCCAGGATTGGCTGGAAGAACAGACTGCCTCAGTACAGAGTATGGTAAAAGAAAATGGCCATGATGCTAAAGCTTTTATCCGTGCTCTTGATCTTTACAAACTCGATGCTGGTATTACCTCTGCTAACGGTGGAACTTCTCCTCAGAAGAAGTCCAAGAGCGATGCCTCCGCTGCTGATGCAGTGCTTACAAAAGGAGCATCTAAAGCAGACGTAGGCGAAATCGAAGGACGTATTTGGACTCGTGAAGAGATTGATAAGCTGACGCCGCAAGAGTTCGAAATGTTCGAACAGGATATCGATCAGGCGTGGCGTGAAGGCCGAGTACGTTAATCTTTTATAGTTTGTAATTCACATTAAGGTATTTTTAAAATGGCAAATTTTGCAGGTGCTAACAGCACTAACTTTGGCGGTGCTACCCCGACTGGTAACTTTGTTCCTAGCCTAAAATAATTTTGGGAACGTTAAACCCTATCTGAAAAACTGGAAGTGGACTTCGGGTGCCATAACCAGAGGGAACACGATTGAACAACAGCGCAGTTCATCTATAAGGAATAGATATGAAGCGATTAAGTTGGAAGTACATGGCAGGATTTATTGATGGAGAAGGTTGCATATCAATGTATGCACATAAGCACTCCCAATACCCTGACAAGGTTTACATGAGACCCTATGTTAAAGTAGGCCTCTCTCTTCCCGGTAAAGAAGTCATCGATAGCTTATATGCTAACTTCGGTGGATATCTTCACCACAGGAAAGTTGATAACCCTAATTGGTCCGATTCAATTTCATGGACCATACAAGGTAAAAAACCTGTCAGAAAATTCTTGCAGAATCTAGTCAACCATTTAATTATCAAGAAAGAGCAGGCCAAGTTTGTTATTTGGTGTATTGATAATGCAGTGGGAAAACATCTACCCAATGGGGTAAAGATTTTCATTGACTCAGAACTGAAAGCCATGAAGCGTGACCCGCAACGACTAAGTGATAGGGCAGTTGAAATACTCAAGAAAGATTACCCAGAGTATTTTGATTGATGCGATAGTCTGACTACATTATTATGTAGTGGGAAATTTACTCCAAGAAGGTACTTAACTTTTTCCGTCGTAAATCAGTCGTAGAAGGTATCACTAACTCTGACTACTACGGTGAGATCTCTGCCTTCGGTGATACTGTTAAGGTCATCAAAGAGCCGACCATCACTGTTAACGATTACCTCCGCAGTGATACCGTTACTCCGGAAGCTCTGACCGACGATCAGATCACTCTGATTCTGGATCAGGCTAAATACTTCAGCTTCAAAGTTGATGACATTGAAGACAAGATCTCTCACATCAACTGGCAGTCACTGGCTACCGATTCTGCAGCTTACAGCCTGAAGAACGATTACGATCGTGAAGTTCTGGCTTACATGGCTGCTGGTGCTCTGGCCGCTAACCAGGTTAACGATAAAGAATACGCTAACCTGCTGGACCTGACTACTCCGGATGCTATGCTGAACACCATCAGCAAGCTGGGTACTCTGCTGACTAAGCAGGATGTACCGGAAGAAGGTCGTTGGCTGGTAGTTCCGCCGGAAGCTATGGAAGTCCTGGCTAAGGCTGACTCCAAGCTGATGAACATGGACTACAACGGTGGCATGACTGACCTGCGTAACGGTCTGGTATCTAGCGGTAAGCTGCGTGGCTTCCAGCTGTACATGACCAACAACGCTCCGACCTTTGAGACCCTGACTACTGTCGAGACTCATCACGTCCTGATGGCTGGTCATATGTCTTCTACTGCTACTGCTAACGCTATCCTGAACACTGAGACCATCCGTTCTCAGGACACCTTCGCGGATATCGTACGTGGTCTGCATGTATACGGTCGGTCTATCATCCGTCCGGAAGCTATCGCTGTTGCTCACGCTACCTTCACCGGTGCTGACCTGACTCCGTAATCTTACGGCAGTTAGTGCTAACAGTTTAGCTAACTAAGAGGGGCGCATGGGACTGATGTTTATGTGTCCTATGCGCCCTTTCTTTTATCTGTTGTATGTGAGGATGGTATGGCAAAGACTTACCTTGAACTTACTAATATTGCTCTTAGGGATATTAATGAAGTCCCTTTGACTGCTGATCAGTTTAATACTTCACCCCGTGGTTTGCAGGCTACTGCAAAAGAAATGATTAACCGGGCGTACGCTGATATCCTTAACTATTCTAAAGAATGGCCCTTTCTTTCAGCAACAGATGGTACACTTCTTTCTGTAGATACTGTAGAACTTCAGCAAGAATACTCATTCCCAGCTGGAACGGACAACATCGATTGGGATAGTTTCTTTATCCGATCACATGATAACGTATACGCTTCGCCACTTCAGGCAATTGATATCGATTTCTATAACCAGCATTTGCGAGTAAAAGATCTTGAAGATGCAAATGGTGGTCATCCTGCGTTTGTCTATCGAACTAAAGACAACGAGGGTTTTGGGTTGTCGCCCCTACCTAATGATCGAGGATTCACTGTTACATTTGCTGCATGGACTGAGCCGCAGTTGCTCGTTAATGCCGATGACACAGTAGCTATTCCAGATCGTTACTATAATGTTATCATTGCACGGGCACGTTACTATCTTTGGATGTTCCGAGAGAATGCTCAACAAGCTGCATTCGCACAGAATGAATATGATGCCGGGATTAAGATGATGCATCGTGACCTTGTCGAGAAACAATCCATTTCAATGAGGGCTGTATGATATGCCTGCTACTCTACAGAACGTAAAGATTTCATGTAAGGGTGGCCTTGATCTTCGTAGTACCTCTCAGGATCTTCTATCTAAACCTGGGTTTGCAGAGAAACTTCAGAACTTTGAAGTGACAGGTACCGGCGGGTATCGTCGTATTAACGGATATGAACCTTATGGTGTTAATCCAGTACCGGGTACTGGCCCTATTAAGGGTATTTACATCTTCAATCATTCTATTCTAGTTGCACGTGGCGATCACATCTACCACTCTTTTGATGCATCTACTTGGGTGCAGATTAATAAAGAAGTGACGGATGCTAATCTCTCAACTATTCAAGCAGCTAGTGCTGTTCCGATGAATAGCTCTGTAACTAAAGTACGATTTGCACACTACTCCAACGGTACAGCTGAAGAAGATCAGATGGTCACGATGGTTAACGGTTACGATGAAGTCATGTACTTCAAGGTAACTGGAACTAACCATAATACAGCTACCTATACATTTACCTATCTCGATGAGGGATTGACTGGAGCACCTGCTGGTTGTAAATATTGCTTTGCCTTTAAAGATCAAGTTTACCTTTCTGGTAAAGAAGAGGCACCTAGTGCCATTTATGTCAGCGCTCTTTTTGATCCGACCGATTACACTGGAACTAACTCCCTTCAAATTAATACAGCAGATCCGGTTGTAGGTCTTTATCCTTTCCGTGAGAATATGATTGTATTTTGTGAGAATTCTCTTTTCTCACTTCAAGGTGTAGCAGCAGGTACTGCTGCCCTTCTCCCTATCACAGAAAAAATTGGCTGTGTGAGTGGGGATACTATTCAAGAGATCAATGGTGACTTGATATACCTAGCCGCAGATGGGCTTCGTACTGTTGCAGCGACCCAGAGGATTGGGGACATTGAGCTCTCCACTATATCTACTCTGATTTATCCATTATTGAATGAAATTATAATGGACCTAGACGAGTATGAATTAACGTCTGTTGTGCTCAGAGAGAAGAACCAATATCGACTGTATTTCCCTGAGGCTGGCAATGGCGGTCTAAATGATGAAGGAGTCATTGGTACTGTCTCGTATCTTCCGGATGGTGGTGTCGGCTGGTCGTGGTCTACTACTAAAGGGATCTCAGCTCAGCACATTGTTGAAGGTTTGATCGGCACAGAATATATTTCTCTAATGGCAAGTAAAGGGGATGGTGTCCTATATCGACATGATTACGGCAATACTTTTAATGGTAACCGAGTACCTGCAATCTTTACAACCCCATTCTTTGATCTAGGTGATCCAAGTATCCGTAAGAATCTGCACCGTGTAAAGACATATATACGTCCTGAAGGTAAAGCTGATATATCTTTGAGGGTCCAGAATTCAGGATACGGAAATGAATTGCCGCATAATCCAGTACGGTATCCTTTAGGTGATCTCCGAATTCCAGCCGTATATGGCGAAGCTGAATATGATACTGGAGTCACTTATGGTGCTCGTATCATTGATACTAAAGTGATCAATACTTACGGCTCTGGTTTCTCTTTTAGTTTTACATACTATTCAAGTGATACTGGATCTCCATATAACATTCAAGGCTTTGATCTAGACTTCAAAGCTTCAGGTAAGGTTTAATCTTATGACTGGATATGTTCGAAAGCAATCGTATGTGGATGGTGATACGATCCTTGCTGAACACACTAATGATGAATTTAATGCCCTTGTAGAGGTATTTGATTCCTCTGTTGGCCATTCACATGATGGATCTGAAGGTGAAGGCTCTTATGTAAGTCTTCTGTCCGATCTCGATAATGATACTAAAATTGATATTAGTACTACTGATGCAGATACTATTGATATCTATGCAGCTGGTGCAAAGAAAGCTTCTTTCAACAGTACGGGTATGTTGTTTGGAGATCGGTTTCGGGTAGCATATGATCCGATTAATGACTCCCTTAATTTTGAGGTAGTTTAAATAATGTTCTCCCTAGATTCTTTAGGTAATTTTTCAGTTGCTTGGGCTACAGAGCGTGAACTTAATGGTATTGAGGGTGGTACAGTAGATCCTGATAAAGTGATTGACCCTTCAACTACCTTAGATACTACTGAAGTTCTCTACACTTTCTTTGATACTCTCGGTATCTATTTCATTACAACAGATTCACTAGTATCCTTTAAGTCAAATGGTTATGTAGAAGCCAATGAATTTATTGAAGGATCTAGGACTTACATTGATAATGCTGCTAAATTGCATCTTATCTTTTTGAAGGAAGTTCTTTAATATGACTATCCCACTTTCTAATCTTCTCAATAATGACCAGACAGCCCTAAATACCGGGGTACTTGGTCTGCGTGACTATGCTGACCGTTCAGCTAACTTCAGCTTGTTCGGTGATCAGGTTGGTGTTGGACGTATCGATAGCATCTCAACTCAGTTCCATTACAATATCTCTAGTTATGATGTAGTAACTGAAGTATCTGGTACAGGTGCTACTTCTCATGGAGATAACAAAGCGACTGTAAGTACTGGTACTGGTATTGGTGCTAGCCGTATTTACAGTAAGAAGTCTATCTCCCATTATCCCGGTCATGAATCTCACTGTATCATGGATGCTGTGTTCAGTGCTCCTGATGTAAATACAGTACAAAAGATTGGCTGTTTTAATGGCGAGGGTTTCTGGATTGGGTATAACGGTACTCAATTTGGTGTAGCCGTACGTAATGGTGATGTTGATACTTTTATCCCGCAGACTTCTTGGAATGGTAATCAGCTCCTGTCAGGTGATTTTGTACTTGATCCTACTAAGATGAACCTGTACAAGATTGCATATGGCTGGGGTATTGTCCCGACTACGTTTGAAGTATCAGCCGATAATGGCAATAGTTGGGTTGTAATGCACACTGAAGATAATCGGAACTCTATCGTAACTCCGGTTATTAACAACCCACTTCTGCCGATGGCGATTGAAGTTGAATCTACTTCAGCGCCTGCATCTCCTGTCACTGTAAGTACTTCTACTTGGAGTGGTGGTTCTGGTATTACCTACTCAGGTAATCATGCATCTAGCCGTTTCTATTCTCTTCGTAGTCTTGGTAAGAACATATCGGCTGGCGTAAATACCAACGTAATTACGGTACGTAACCCGAGTACATGGCAGGGAAAGACTAACCGAGTGAGCAGTCAGCTGATGTATTTGAGTGTGGCCGTTGAAGGCACTCAGCCGGTTAACCTTGAGTGGCGACGTAACGTGACACTTGGTGGAACCCCTGTGTTTACTCCTGTGTCTGCTGACAGTTCCCCGATAGAATATGATGTAGCCGGTGCAACTGCTACAGGTGGTGAGTTGTCTTGGGGTGTATCTGTTGCTAAGACAGGTAACATTACACAGAACACTATGGAGTATGAACTTGTTCTTCCACCAGGTAATGATAGTACACTTGTAGCGACTTCCTCTTCAAGTACTGTTGTTTCTGTTTATCTTCGAGCTAGGGATCTTTTCTAATGGCAACTCTTAAATCAGGTACTACCGTCGGTGGCTCTCCTGTATTAACAGACGCCACTCATAATAATACTGGTGATCCACATAGCCAGTATAAACTCATCACAGATCTTGTCGCTGAGTATTACGATAAAACTACAGTAGATACTAAGCTTGCACTTAAAGTAGACCTCACTCAGCTCCCAGACATTGAACAGGATAAACTGGATGCACAGGCTGCCGCCGCAGCTGCTGCAATTTCTGAGGCTAATGCTGCAACCAGTGCAGCACAGGCAGCTACTAGTGCATCTCAAGCTGCTACTAGTGCGACTAATGCATCTACGAGTGCCTCTAACGCAGCAACTTCAGAGGCTAATGCAGCTACCTCAGAGGCTAATGCTGCTGCAAGTGCTTCTGCTGCTTCTGCATCCGAGACGGCTGCTGCATCTTCTGCTAGTGCTGCAGCTACTAACGCCTCTAATGCGGCTACTAGTGCGACTAATGCATCTAACTCTGCCACTGCAGCTGCTACTTCAGCCAGTAATGCAGCGACTTCAGAAACGAATGCTGCAGCTAGCGCTTCTAGTGCAGCCTCTAGTGCAGCTGAAGCTGCAGCTTCATATGACGAATTTGACGATAGGTATCTTGGAAGTAAATCGTCTGATCCTTCTGTAGACAATGACGGTGATCCATTAATTGTTGGTGCTATTTATTGGAATAGTACTGAAAATCGTCTTAAATTTTGGAATGGGACTTATTGGGAAACTACAGACCTCAACGCCCAAGAGATCCTTAACAGACTTAAAACTGTCGATGGTGTTGGAAGTGGTTTAGATGCTGACAAGCTGGATGGGTACGACGCATCAGACTTCCAAATTATTGAACGTACAACGC